TAAAATTGTTATTATTTTAAAATAATATTTTTTTTATTCAATAGCTTTGTAATCTTTATATCGGTCATCACGGTTACCAGGATTTAATCTTACAATATTCAAATTTTCCTTTCTGATGACTTCAAGAACACGATATGCTGCTCTATCACATGTTACTTGCCTAATAAGTACTCCTTCAAAATCTTCAATTTCATCTTGAATAGCACATGAAATTAGTTTTGACAATCTTTCTCTGTCTACCATTATTTAAAATCCCTAAAATCTCGTGAAAACTTAGATTTCTTCTTCCCTCGTTCTGAATCTTCGTGTCCAAAGCCAGAGTTGTCAAATATAGGCTTATCATCCATAATATCTTCTTGAGCAGATTGTTCAACATCATACAGTTTCATTTTAGGTTTATCAACACCTATAACAAACCGTTTGTTGAAATTTAGATCATTGTAACGATTCTTAAGTTGTTTCACCATATATTGATTTAATGCTGCCAATTCTTCATTTGTCATAATAGCAAACATTAGATCGGCAGTTGCAGGGAGTCCAAATGATTCTGAAGTGTCACCTAAATCAACATCCGAACTGGAGTAACCACTACGAGTAGTCTGAGTAGCAGAGACAATAGGCACATCAAACTCTACGGCCAGACCTCTAAGTTCTTCTGCAATCGCTTTCACATACATGTATGTGTTTACATTTGATGTATATTTCAATCGAGATGAGGCACAGATGTTTAGATAATCAATATAGATGATGTCTGGTTTAAAGTTCTTTTTAATTTTCAATTCATTTAAAAGATACCTGAAATTTGCAGAACCTGCAGAAGCAGTTGGATATTCCTTGATGATAAGTTTTCCAGGGGTCTTGGAACAAATTCTTTTGATCTTTTTGTCATATGCTTCTTTTGTAAGAACTGAAAGATCGTCCATAGTTACATCAAGAAGATTAGCATCAATTCGTTCTGCAATTCGTTCTTCACTCATTTCCATCGTGATATAAAGAACATTTTTACCTTTCAAAAGATGTGATGCAGCAAAATGACACATCACTAGTGTCTTACCAACACCAGTGCCACCAAGTATAACATTAAGTGTTTTATTTGATAGACCACCTTTTGTTATTAAATTAAAATATTCTAGATCAAATGGAATTTTATTTTCTACACGATGATAAAATTCATATCGAGCATCAGAATCCTCATCCCAGTTATGACCAATGGAAGAATCAAAACTTACTGCCAAAGCATCAGAAAGAAGTTGAGGAATAGAACCTTTTGATTTGATTTTATCTTGATTATCTAGAATTTGAATTGAAGCCATAATTGCATTATATACGGCCTTTTCTTGAACCCACTTTTCGGTGGATTCTGTAAGCCATTCTAAATTTGTTTCAGGATCAAATTCAAATTTTTCAATTATTTCCTTACAATTTTTATAGGTTGTTTCGTCAATTTTATCCTTGTTTCTAAGTTCAATCTGAAGTACTTCTTGTGTTGGGAATGAATTATACTTTTGAACATATGCTTCAATTAGCCCAAAACAAGTCTTTTCAAAATTATCAAGAAAATACTCAGACTTTAGAAAAGGAATTACTTTACGACCATAATCTTCTCGGAAGACCAGATTACTAAGTACTACTCGTTCTATATTCATTTAAAACCTTTCTGTGTCAGAAAGTTTCTTCTGTATTCATAATTTTCTTATCAGAGAAAGAATACTTATTTTTGATCCACGTTGCAAAATCGGTAGTTGATAAAATATCCTTCCAGAATTCTGAATTGTTAATGAAGTCTCCTGCTCTCATATTTGATCCAAGTTCACCCGTAGTCCTATCGACCTTGCAATACCAACCATTCTTGGGCTTTGCAATATATCCACCTTCTAGCGCTAGATCAAGAAGACCAGACCAACGATTGATACCAGAATCAAAATTTACTGTAATTGGAATCTTAGACTTTTCACGAACAAGCCGAGACTTTTCAATATTGATAATAAAATGATACCCTAAAAGATCCTTATCATCCTTATCTTGTTGACGACCGATAATCCAAATATCATTTGCAGAGTAGTATACTCCAGTTCCGCCTGACACAATTGGTTTAGAATACATCTCTTGTGTCATATAGATATGATTGACCACAACCATAGGAATATCTTTTAAGGTAAGATGTGGTGTCACCATACGGAATAGCGACTTAAGTTGCTTAGCACGAGTCATATCTGCGGCAGATTTACCTGCCTCAGCATCATCTACTTCCTTCTTTGATGCAAGATTGCCAACGGAATCAACAACAATCATCACACGATCTTCACGCTTGATTTCCTTAAGTTGTCTCATAATATCAAACTTAAGTTCCTCAATATCCGTAATAGGAGTATGAACAACAGAATTCATATCAATATCAAATGATGAGAAATATGATTCAGGTGTTCCAAATTCTGAATCATAAAATAGAATAATTCCATCCTTATATTTCTTAAGGAAAGCAGAGGCCATCAAAAGAGAAAAAGCAGTCTTGAAGTGCTTTGATGGTGCTGCAAGAACAGTAAGACCTGGCATGAGACCACCATCAATGGAACCGGAAAGGGCAACATTAATCAGCGGAACAGTAGTTGGAATCATATCCTTCTTGCCGTATACCTTACTGTCCGTAAGAGTTGCAGTTGCATCAATCGTTGAATTCTTAATAAGACGTGCTTTTATATCAGACATATTTGTTCTCCAGATTTTTTATACTATATCACTTTAGTTTGGATTATCAACCAAAGAAATTCATCAATGTGTTTCGTTTTTCAACTGACCATCCAATTACGTCGAGAATACCTTTGATTGGTTCCACAAAGGTCTTTTCAAACTGTGTGTCATAGTCGATGTATTTTTCAAGACCAAACTCCTTGGGCAAATCATCAAGTACTGCTATGACATTTTCACGAATTGGATTTGGCACTTTTAGATAAGCAAACTTGATCTTATCACCATCACCAATAGTCATATACTTATCAAGCAGATTTTTTTCCTTGAGGAGATTATTGAAAAGAAGAGCACCACGAACTTGAATGGGTGTCCCAGAAGCATAGATACTATTTTTATCGGTATACTTATCAATATTATTCATACCCCGAGGAAATGCAACCTCCTCGAAAGGAAGAGTAATAAAATATTTCTTGAAATCTGAAATATATTGCTGCACGGATTCTTCATCCTTATTCATAATCATTTCAAGAACAGTTTTAATATTCTTCCGACATACCTTTGGTGTTGATGACCGAACTGCCTCAATACCTTGAATTTTTAACTTGGGTTCAGAGTATTGCACACCCTCAATGTTCCATGCATTGAGAATATACATTTTTTTGGCTTTCCATATTCCTTTATCAGCAATGGTCTCTCGTTTCATCCTCATTTTTTGTTGATATGCATTTACATAGTCTGCCAATTCCTGATATGCTTTATCCATAAAAGGTTTGATTTTCCTTTCACAGAATGCATCAAGAATTTTAGTGATCCTGACAGGATCCGTTTCATCAAGAGTTTGCACAAGATTATTCATTTCAATATAGGCCGAATCAGTATCAGAAGCAATTACATAGTCTACATTTGATGTGTTTAGAACTTTATTCAAATAGCCATTGATCTTCATCTCGATCCAACGAATGGTTAGCTGGCCAGATGATGTAATTGCCTCGGCAAGATTGAAATCAAACCAACGGAAATATTCATTTGCCAGAGCACCATAAGCAGAGTTTAGAAGAATTTTCATGGCAAGTTGTCGATTGTGATACCGTGAAATTTCGTTTGAAACTAGTCTCCGTTTTTCATTTTCAGTTTCTGGAATAGTCTCAAGTTGTTTCTTGGCATCAAGCATTTTCTGTTTAAATTCTACACGTTCGTTATAAATGGATTCCATGAGAGCAGCAAGGAATCCTTGTTTATCACGTCGATACCGAGTACCATTAGCAGCATATGTATAGTCATCCGTAAAAGATAACTTGCCATTGAGAATAGCATCTATGGAAGGAGATGATTCCTCGCGCATCACATACGTATCAGGGGAGATATTATAGCCCATAATCAAATGAGGATAAAGACCGTCAAGATCGAATGAAACTACCCAACAATTCATTCCAGTCTTTACATCTTTTACGTGACCACCCATCAATGATTGGAGTGACTTACCTTTCTTGAATTGATGAATGACTATTGCTCGATCAAGCAGATAGTTGTGAATAATAACATCCCAAGGTCTTACTGTTGTAAACATATCATTATAATTGACTTTTGCTCGATATGCCAGAGCCACAACAAGTTCAATGAATTTTAATTTTTCCTCGAACATGTCAATCATTTCAACATCTCGAATGTTGTAGTCGATAAACAGTTCAAAATTTTTCACATATAAATCATTCAGTGATCCATATTGTGAATAATCAAGTTTCTTGACACCAAGTTCCTCTTCTGCAATAGTATCCAACTTGTAATTTTCATGGTTTGAGAATGAAAACTTACGATACAGATGATAGTAATCTAGAACATTGATGCCAGCAGGTGTAAATGTCTGGTTTGTTTTACCACGAATTTCCACCGAATTTTCGATGAGAATTCCCCAAGGTGATAACTTTTCAGCATCTTTAACACCAAGAACATTTGTGATACGATTTACTAGATATGGAATATCAAAGAATTCAATATTCCAGCCAGTAACAATATCAGGGGAAAACCGACCAGACTGCCAAACATGTAGAAATTTCGATAGCAATTCATATTCATCTTTGCAATGAATATAAGTGATTTTATCAGACTTAGGTTTGTATGGCTTCAAACCAAATACAACCTTTTCACCACGTCGAGAAATGGTGATAGCAGTTACCTCTTTATCGGCCTTAAGAATATCTGGAAATCCACCGCTAGAATCGGTCTCAATATCTAATGAAATAATATTGATCTTACTAGGATCGTACTGAATATCTCCATGATATTCATCATAGATAAAAAGATATTTAAAGTCATTCAGGCCATAGACTTCAAAGTTGGCTACATCATCATAGCGCTTTACAAAGTCACGGGCATCAGAGATAGAATCGAACAAAAGTTTTTCAACCGGTTTCCCATCGAGTGTATGGAATTCCGTTTGAGCATTCTTCTTGGCCGGGAGAAACATATAAGGCTTGTAGTTGATTACTTTTGAAACTCTTTCAGTTCCATTATAACCGCGGAGATAGATTTTATTTCCACGCTGATATACATTTGTGTAAAATTTCAAAATGCAAGTCTCCTACTAATACTATTATTATATCACGTTTGTAGGAAATTGTCAACAACCAAATACACTCAGAGCTTTATCATATAGCCGTTCTCTTTCATTTAAACCAAGCTTATTCCCGTTGATGGTGATGGTAGCTTTAATTATATCTTGTGCATCGGCATCTTTATTGAGATTATATTTGTTCCAATACCATACAGCAGATTCCACTGCACCTTCTGGTGTTTCAAGATAAGAGACAGCAGAAGTAACATCAGCATTAATACTGGTTGCAAATTCAGTATAAAGGGATCTTCCTGTTAGCTGAATTAGACCTCTACCTCTAAAGAGATATCCATCACCAGATTCTTCATTTCCATTTCCCATTCTATTAGAATATATTCTATTTCCAATTTTCTCTGGGTTGTGCGCATAAAGAGAAACATTTGTTTCTGTAAAATGTGATGGAAATACTTCTAGAAGTCTCTGTGCGGAATAATTCAGATTTTCACGAGTATATGTGAAACCACCAGATTCATGACCAACTTGTGCAATAAACATTGCAACACGAAGTTCGGTGTTGATATTTCCACCTTCTAGAAACTTATTCAGCGGAGGAATATATGAATTGAGTATAGTTTCATTTGTTGTTTCAAACATGCTTTGTAGTTGTACAAGTGTAATTTCCATAACATATTCCTTAAAAGAGTAGAGGGGCCGAAGCCCCTCTATTTAGAGTAGATGTAATGATTTAAGCTCGTGTAGTTTAAATCTTAGTTGTTTATAATCAGAGCATGAATCCAACTTTGTGGATCGTTCTCTGAAAAAGCTAACAAGTCTATTGATAAAAGTTTTAAGCATTTTTCATACTTTCTTGATATGCTCTCTGAGCATGGAAATAAATGTCACTCTTATGAATACCAAGATCGTTGAGTTCTCGACATGACATAATACTTAAATCACGGAATGTGTCATTATAGACACGAACGGATTTGACCCACTTTTTAAGGTGGTTGATTATACCCATTATCATTATACCGAAAGCTTCTTGTGCTTTTCAGTGCCTGTCTCTGAAATTTCAACCTTCCGTGGCTTCTTGGAATCTGGAATAATATGCTCCAGCCAGAGCTTTAACATACCGTTGAAAAGTTCAGCATTCTGAAGTTCAACATTATCATATAGAGTAAATTCACGCGTGAATGCTCGATCAGCAATACCTTTAAATAGATAATTTTGCTGTGTATCTGCCTTCACCGAACCCTTAATAATGAGCTTCTTATCTTCAAGAGTAATCTCAAGATCCTGCTTGCCAAAACCAGCAACTGCAATTTCAATTACATACTTGTTTTCTTCTAGTTTGACAATATTATATGGAGGAAAATTTGCGATTGAAGTGTTTGCCATAGTATCAGTCATATGCTTGACAGTCTTGGCAAGATGATCAGAACCAATGAAAAACTTATCAAAGTTCTTATCCCAAAAGGATGGGAATGTAGTTAGATATGTCATATATGTTCTCCTAATTAAGCGAGAGTTAGATGTTGTTTGTCCCCGAAGGCGACAAGTTTATTTATACCACATGTTCAATGAAATGTCAATATTAATGACCTTTTTTGCTCAAATTTTCTACAGACGTAATATAGAAACAACTTAAATCTTCATCCCATAAAAATATGGGTGTCAATTCGGCCTTCTTATATGGTTCAACTTCTTCTAATAAATATGTATACTCATTGGGCTTAGCATATAAGCTTTCATTATATTTGATAGATTCCTCATTTAAAACTACCAAACCTGAACCTGAATTATTGGAGATACCCATATGTTTGCCCTAATAGGAAATAAATTAGTGATATACATAGTGGCCGGAATGGCATTTTTAGGCGCTGTGTCAACTATTTATATTGTTTGGAAAACCGGAATTGAAAATGCGGCCATAGCTGAGCAAAATGAAAACCAATTAAAACAAATCATTAAAGCCCAACAAGAAGAAATAGCAAAACAGAAACAAATTCTTGATGATCAGGAAGCAACTATTAAAAAAGCCACGGCAGATAATCAAGCTCTTAATCAAAGAATTGAATCTATCACAACATATTTGAATTCAGATACAGTTAAAAAAGAAGACAAGCCAAGTTCGGATATTCTTAGAAATACAATACAAGAACTTCAAGAAGGAAATGTGAAATGAAAAAGATATTAGTTGGAAGTCTAATTCTTGTATCTGCTTGTTCAGCACCACAAAAAGAAGTTATTACTGATACAAAGCAGACCGTAATAATGCCAGATCAGTCCTTATTTGATTGCCCAATCATCGAGAATTTTCCAGATACCTCTAAACTTACAGATGTTGGAGTAGCAAAGTTGTTAGTTCAACTTTTTAAAAATAACATGACTTGCCATACCAATATCGGTGCTATTCAAAAGTTTCTGGAAGATTCCCAGAAGATTGAAAGTAAGTAATTAGATTTCTTCGATGTAAGGTTTACCAAAAATATTAGGATTGGTATTAGCAATCTTCTTGGCAAAATCTACAGCCGCAGCAAACGTTTTCATCTTCTTGGTTTTAGGAATAATTCTAGCAATCTTAGAACCTGCTTCCATGACCCGAACATCGTACACAATCTTATACATATCTTTCTCCTCAGTTACGCCGTGAAAGACTGCCGATCTTAGACATATCTTCATTAGGCAAGGCAACCTGTAAGCCACCCTTATTATATAGGGGAACTACACGACTTGCCTTTTCAAGGATTGCCGCTCGAGTAGCAGCAGATTCCTTATGGAGATTGGCCATAATTCCATTGGCTCTACCACCATCAAGAATGGTATTGCTAAGTTTTACTTTTTCTGTTTTATAAGAAGGCAAAGGAATTTTGTATTTTTTTGCTTTTTTTAGTTGTTCAGGATGAACACCCATCTTTCGGAGCCACTTTTCATGCTCTGCTTTTTTCTGGTCCAATCGCGCAGACATATTATCACCTCTACTTATAGGTGTATTATACCACAGGAGTAGGATTTGTCAACATATTTTTATGGTGGTAAACCGCAACCTTCTTATTTTCTTGAGAATATTTAAAAGCTATAAATTCATAATTTTTTAAAGATTCTTCTGTAATAGTTTGTCTGGTTTTTAATTTACACCAATATTCATCTTTAAGAACATAAATTTCTGCTTCTATCACATCTGTCCCCTTTGAGAAATAAGAATAGAATATTTGTTTGCTTTAAAATAAGAAACTATAGGTTTAACAGTAGTCCTTGGGTCTGGTTCCCCACACATAAAAATATCAACTGCGGCATGACCATATTCAGGCCAAGTATGAACGGAGATATGACTTTCTGCTAAAATGATAACACCCGTATAACCATTCCCTTCACCAAAATGATGCCATCTCTCATCAAGAACAGTTGCACCGGCATTGATGGCAATTTCTTTTAAAACCTTAGAAGCGGCTGATATATCAAGAAAAACTTCTGAATTTTCAGTTCCCCATATATCTAATATCACATGTCTCCCAAGAAACTTATTTGTTTCTTGTTCTTTAAGTTTTAAAAGAGTTAATAGTTTGCTAATCATCTAATACGTTTCCATATGGAATTATAAAAATTAATCTTTGCCATATCTGATTTATATTCATTGAAAAGCTTCTTTGTTTCTGGAGATAGTTCATCAAACCAAATCCAGAATGCATCATTAAACTCTTTGGTTTCTATTTCTTCTTCGATACTTTTCATTGAATATATCCCGAATGGTCAGGGAAGCAAGAATTGAACTTGCAACCTTTGCGTCCCAAACGCAATGCTCTGCCAGATTGAGCTATTCCCTGATAATTGGCGGAAGAGGAGGGATTCGAACCCTCGGAACCCTAGTAGAGTTCGGCGGTTTAGCAAACCGCTACCATAGGCCTCTCGGTCACACTTCCTTTATTATAAAACTAGGCCGCACGACTTGGCCTGAATGTTGTCTAGCATCGCGACGACCAGAGACTTCCCAATCGTATCTAGATCAAACTTATTTGGTGGGGATCGTCAGATTCGAACTAACTCACCAATTAAGGAACAGATTTACAGTCTGCCGCACCTCTCCAACTGTGCCGCATCCCCAACAATTTGGTGCCGGATGAGAGATTTGAACTCCCGACCTTCGGTTTACAAAACCGCTGCACTACCACTGTGCTAATCCGGCAAACTGGCTCGGGTGGTAAGATTCGAACTTACGACCGATCGGTTAACAGCCGATTGCTCTACCACTGAGCTACACCCGAAAACTTGTTTTACATCTTCTTCCTAGATCGTGGCGCAATATAACTATACTTAGATACCGTCTTACCACGAATAGTATGAGGTGTAGTAATAATATTTAGACCACGATTTCGCAATGAATATACAACATGATATGGGTTACTTACATTAAAACGGTTTGAAATTTGTTCGGCCGTCAAGGATTGTCCACGTTCCAAAAGAGCAAACACACGATCAGTAGCAGGCTTATTCATATTGTATTCTCCATATAAGTTTAAGTTGGTATCCCGTAGGGGATTCGAACCACCGGCCCACAGCTTAGAAGATAGGTTGGCGCTCTCACTAGGACTCGAACCTAGAATCTGGGTTTAGAAGACCCGTGTGATATCCTATTTCACCATAAGAGCAAACTGTTTTATTTCTTCTAAACTAGATAGAATAACTAAATTTTTTAGTTGTTGCTCTATCCAACTGAGCTAAGGACACTTGATGTATCATTTCATCATTTTTAGACTATATCACATTTCTCATGTATGTCAACAGATTTTCATTCCCTTCTCAGAATTTAGCAACAAGGTTACCAATCTCATCGAGCTTGATATACACCCGTTCCAAAAGATATTGTTTATCTTCTTCTACTTCTATATTAAAAACAGCAACACCTGAGTCATCAATATATGAAAATGATGACGAGATGAAATCACATCCATAACCAGAATATCGTAGAATTTTATCAAGCATAATATCGTCGATCTGATTTACATCGACCAAGTTCCAGATATTAATTCGAGCCATCTTAGTATTCCTTTTTAAAGCATTGTGCCAGTAACAGGATCCACGTGGATCATAATACCATCAAATGACGGAAGATAAAACATTTCCCAAGGAATTGATCCATCTTCCTC